TGTTTAGTTATCATCGTTTAGCCTATGGTGTTTCGTCGGTAACATCTGGGAGTGCAGCAATCGCAGCGGATCTCTCAGCCTCGCCCCCCTCTAACCATTTTGCGTTCAGGGCATCGTGCAAAGCCTGCGCCTCTGCTTGTTGCTTTACGTAACTGATATTAGCACTCGTAATGGTCGCCGACAACACGGTTAGATAACTGGCAACCAAACTAGCGAACGGGGTAACGGGCAATGGAGTCTCGCCACCCTCTGGGTCCAGACCAGCATTGTGCTGCGTGACGATAAATCGGGCGGCCAGTTCATCGTGAGAAAATTCCACAATCGTGCCATTATCCGTGACGGTGAATTCTGCGTGTGGCATTTGTTTTCCTCTGTAAAAAATTAGCCTGCTGAAACTTTAAGCGTACCAGAATCGTTCCACAGCAAACCCGCCGATGCTGGATCGCTGGTAGGAAGATTGGGCATTGAAACGTCGCCGCCGACAGTCAGTAACTGGGAAATGTCTGATTTCACAGAGTAGACGTTGGCCCATCTAAGTGAACTCCAGCCGTTGTATACTGAACCATTGGAGCTTGGGTATAGGCTTTTGTGGATGGTTACCGATGAGTTGCTTGGAAACGATATTCGATTTTGTCCGCCGCGTCGAATCGCTAAAGTTCCTTGTGTTCCGGTCCCGCTCGCCTCAACATCGATAACAAAGAGACCATTTACGTTACTGTCCCAACCGATTAAAGCTCTCCCATAGTTCGTTTGGCTTCCGTCGTCTGTGTTGTAAATTCTGAATGCCATCGCGTTTACGCCATTACGCAACGCCAGAATGTTCGCATCGTCGCGAAAAAGTGTGGTGTCAGGGGAGGCGTCGTAGGCTTGTCGATAAGTGCCTGACCAACCAATCGCACCCCCTGAATGAGATAAAAAGAACTCATCACCAACGTGCGAAAAACACCACCGAGCCGAACCGTCTTTGTCCCCGATGTTTAAATAATGGTTGCCACCGGTTTCGAAGTGCCGGATCGATGTAGACACTGAACTCCCCGGTGTTGCCCCTCCCATTCTTAGAAATGGCGACGTTGAGCCTGAATACGAATACAGCTCCACACGCGGTTCACCATTATCAATTCTTATTCTTGCGTCACTTCCGGTCCCAGATGGCGTTTCCACCAAAAAATTTGAACCGTCAATTGTCAACCAGTTCGTTACGTCCAAACCCGCAAACGTCGGGCTGTCACTGCTGCCAAGACCGAGCAAAGTTTTAGCGTCATTTGCTGACAACTCCTCAGCGGATCCCGTCGAACCTGTAGAGTTCCCTATCAGACTGTTCGCTGCAACCTGCCTGATGCCTGATGATTTAATCGCGTAACTTGGCATCTAAATCTTCCTTTCTAGTTCGATTATTCTGCCGCGCAACTCGTCGCGATCCGCTTCACATTCGTCCAGTTTTATTTCAGCCGCAGCCAACCGCTGTTGTGTTTCCTTCGAAGCCGATTCCAGCTTCCGCCACAAAACAAAAACAGCGATTCCCAACAGGCCGAACTCAGTCGCAAATTGTGCCAATTCCATCTATTCAAACCTGACAAGTCGCAGCCGAGGACGGGATAGCCAAGCAGCCTTGGCTTTCTTCAAGAAATTAAAAAAGGGACGCCGATTTGAAAGGGAAAGAACCAGCGTCCCTCTTTTTGATGACTGACTTGTTGCAAGTCTGCAAGATCCATCTTCGCATACTAGCGGTAATCCGTTGTCGTCAGCCTTCGCAGTAGCGTCATCGATAGCAGCATTGTCGACGATCGTGAAAGGAATCAACTTATCTACCGCTTTGGTTTCATAAGGGTAGCTGATAATTCCAAACAGCACAACAAGCCCAATCAAAAGCGAACCAAATACGTAATCATTTTTCAGAATCATTGCGGGGATCTTTCTAATCTGGAATGGAGTCATTTGGATCATCGGTCACTGATCTGACCGCATAAAAATAATGGAAACGATTTGTTCTCGATAGGTGGTCCCGCCAGCTCAAATAAGCTCTACCAGAATCTCCCCATTGTGTCCCCCAACTGTTTGCCATGTCAAATAAAAGTATTCCATTCCGGTCAACGATTAAGTCATCAACATGAACGGCATGATTGCCGTTCCCTCTCGCGCTGGGTCCGGCGATCCCTCGGCTGTCGATTTTCATAAATGCAGAATTCGCATGAACTGCAACCACGCAAATCCAACCGCTGACCAGAGCTGATGCCAGTTCCCATTCGCTATTGATTGAAACACAATCAAAAGCTCGGAATCGCCTCGCTGATTGCTCATCTTGTTTGCTGAATGCTCGCCGCCGATATTGCTCATGGTGGGTAGGATCGTAAGCCGCCGCACCGAATTCTTTCAGGGCTTCCATGCCATCATCGAGCAACGCACCTTGATCGCGATTGTCGTTGATTTTCGAATAGACAAATTCGCCACTCAGCTCGATCCAATCTTGACCGGCAAGATACCTTGCCTTTGCAAGGGACACCGCACTCGCTTGACCGCAGCAGCTTCCTGCTCGCCCTTGGTTTTTGATTGTCGAAGAATCAAAGATGGTGCGCTTGGAAATGCGGCTTTTATGGGTCGCCGCTCTGACGATCTCCTTCTTGTCTAGAATGATCATCTTTTCCGCCGCAACTGGGAACTCAGTTTTGCGGCTTATCGGTTCATGCAATCCGGTGGCGAAGGTTCTGCCTCGCCATTTTATTTGATCAAATTCCACCATTTAGTAACCTTTTGATCTGGTTGATCAGGTCAGAATCAGCGGCAGGAACCGACGCAAGGACCGAGCCATTTCCGTTAAGAAAAACCAATTGGGGCAAGGCTTGAGACTCAATCTCTTGCATCAGTTCCGCACCTCTTTCGCTCGTCACGTCATAGACCAAAGGACGGTTGTAGCCGTGGGCCTGAATTTCTTCAAGCCAGAAACCACTTGCCAACAGGATTGATACTTCAGCTGATTGGTTTGCAGGATCTTGAATCAGGGCTAGGTAACCGTCGGCAGTCAGTTGGATCGGGTCGTCGCTGATTGGCGACTCATCCGGCTGGCAGTTGCAGCTATTGCAACCGACGCAACTTGAGAGCATCAGCAGGGCAACCAACTGGACTAAAAGAATCAGCATTATTTCTTTTCGTTTCGCCATTCTCGGATCAGTTTGTAGAGTTCGAAACCGATGGTTATGATGACCGACCAAGGGAGCTTGGTTTTTCGCTTATCTAGCACTCCTTCAAGTTCTGCAAGGGCGGCACTGTCAATTGATTCTAGTTTGCTGTCACCCTCGAACAGGTGGGAAACCACATCAAAAAGTTGGGCGAAATCTTCGCCGTCAACAATCGTTTCAATGAACAGTACTATCTCGTCATCCTTTTCGGTCGGCGTGTAATCGACTACCACGGAGAGTATATCAACGCCCGCTCGAATCTTATCAAGCAACTCGCCATCTGATTTGATCGTGTTGATTGCAAGCATCACCTTGGCAAAGTGTTCATGCTTGACGTTTTGCAAGACTGAAAGGATAGAGAATATATTTTTCAATTTGTCCATGAAAAAACCCTGATAGAATCGGTGTGATCCTGTCAGGGTAGTGATTTCAGCAGTCTATTGCAAACCAAATAGGTTTGCTATTCCCCCTCAAATTGAATCAGCAGGTCAATATAGTGGCGAGCCTTTTGCAGATCCTCAACCCCGCCTTTTGACTTGTAGCGGGTCACGTACTTGACCACGTTTCCCGCCGCGAATCCAAGATTATTCTTTTCCGCGTACTCCGTCGGCTGAATTGCAAGATCCTTGTAGTGAGATCCGCCAACCTGTTTGTCGGTTGCTTTGGTGGTTTCTGCCTCTCCTCCAGCAATCCACCAGACATCTCGGCCCGTTATTGATTCCCAGTGTCGAAGTCCTGAGCGGGTCATCACTTGCCCGTTTGCATTAGCGTCTGATTTTGTCGGCAGCATGTAGTTCATTAGTTCCCTTTCGGTTTTTGGTTCGTTAATTGGTTCAGCTTGAAAGCCCCAGTCAAGCATCCTTTACCCTTTCATTGTCAGAGATGTATTTCACTATCTTTTTGACCGCTTTATAAGCCTGCTCGATTTCAACAAGCCAGTGATCTGATCCGTTTTGTTCAGAAAGAACCTTTGCCATCGTGACCACTCGCGTTAGCAGCCTAATCTCTGGTTGTAGATGCATCATAGTTTCCCTTTCAAGTTTGTTGGTTTAAATATCCGTTGGGGGGGGGGCAAATTAGCCCCTCCCCCCGCCTGTCTTAACCGTTACAAATTTTGTCGTAGGCGTTACAGTCTGGTTGTGATAGTCCACTTGGTGAAGCGTGCCGATTCCCATGCGGCCCGTTTTGTAGCCGCATGATATCAGCGATCTAGTCCACTCGGAGCCAGCTTGCCGGACGGGCCCCATGAAGTCCCGCCAGATTGATACGCCCAATCCTTCAAAAAGCGTTTTGCTCGCTGCCTCTTGGGCTGTCGAGCTGATCTGTTTACCCGCTGTCAAATCATCAGGGTCAAGCGTTTATCCGGCTGCTTGAACACCGTTGCAACTTTTAGGCGTTGCTATTTCGTTCCACTATCTTATCAAAATCTCGCTTGCCGCCATCTTTTCAGCCTGTTTGCGACTCATCCTACCAATCCCTTGCAGGAACCGGACCCGTCCAGTAAATCGATACCAATCCTGATTGGCAAGGTACTGGCTCTTGAAATAAAACGTGTCTCTGGAATAGGGACCGCAATCGCATTTGGTTCCAATGTACCAGTAGACTGTATTAAAAACTCCAAATTCTACATCCCTGCCACAAGTCTGGCAAGTCTGATTTGCCCCCTTCGCTATTGTCTGCCCGTCCAACATCACTTCCCTTTCATGAATTTTGTGAATTGATTGATTGGAATCTTGGCAATCAAATCCTGATCCCATTGATCCCGCATGTTTTCAGTGCTTCGCCCGTCGAAGTGTAGCGGCTGGATTCCAAGGGCGGTCAGGTCGCAATATCTAACCTCCTGATGGGTGTCTCGAACAGCAAACAGCACCGGCAAGTTCCAGCAGATCCGAATTTTGTTTGCCGCTTCGATTTTCGAGGCCGAACAAAACACGTCGGGAAAATCTCCCCACACGAACGACCTCTGCCGAATTTCAATCAGTCCGGTGATCCGCTTTGGATCATCCTTTCTAGCGATTGCGTAATCAATTACCCAGTGCGGGTTGAGCTTATACCGGACCAGTTTCCATTCGCTGCAGAGCCAGCGGCAGATCGATTCTTCGTTCTGCCGGTCCCGCTCAGACTCGTATTGTTTGCGAATCACTTGATGCCTTTCTGCAAGTCGCGGACATCATCCCGAAGCCCGCTGATCTGCTGCTCAATGTTACCGATCCTGACTTGCATGTCCATGATGTTCTTCACGATCAACTGCTTGCCCATTGGCAAGACTAGATTTTCAAACATGTCTGAAAATGATTCTTTGACATCAGCAACCAGTTGCCGCAGGTCGTCATTTGTTTGGTGGTCCATCGTCCCGATCCTTTCTGTCCAATTCTGCCATCTCAGCATCGATCTTTTCAATCGCGTAATCCTCGCGATAGTATACTTCGCCATCCTCATCCATTTCTCTTCCCTTTCTTGATATTGTCGCGCCGGATATCCACGGCAATCGGAGCCGTGAATCCGATCTTGGTTGCTTTGCTGGTTGTCATCTGGACGACCAGCTCGACAACGGTCGGTTCGGTTGATGGCGGCACAATCACAGTAACCGCCTCCTTTTTCTTGCGAGTCAAAACTAGCATTTGATTCCTTTCAATGTGCATCAACAGTGTTATTGATCTATCTTTTTAATTTTAAGAATGTGATCTTCTTCGATATTAAGCAATTCTGCCGCTATTTCGAACAGGCTATATTCTTCGAGGTAGTAGCGGGAGATTGAGACAAACAGTACTTTTTGAGATTTAAGTTTTACTTCAAACATCGTTTCCCTTTCGTTTATAAGCGGAGCCAATCCCGCGTTATGGCTACAGGGACTAGTCCCAGATGGTATATAAAACTTTATTATCCCGCTTCAGTTGCCGCATTTGTATGACGGGAGTTCCGCCATGCCCTGATGGATGGAGGCCATCAACAGTATGCTCCCCACGGCGACGGAGCTTAGCCCACGCCTGCTTGGGGGACTTCCCGAAGGCAACTGCTCGCACGTTGCAATACGCGCCACAGGGATGGGCTTCAACATTAGTACGTGTGACTTTAAACATCTATTATCTCCCTTTCGATTAAAAGCGGAGCCGATCCCGCGTTATGGCTGTTAAATCTATCTAGCTGACATAGCAAGCCGTCGGCTTGCCGTCTATGTCGACCATGATCACACCGGACCCCTCCAGCGAATCTTCAACCTCTGTGATGGTCGCTTGCCGTATGTATTCGCCAGTTGAATGCTCACTTAAGTCCATCGGCGTAAAGTGGCAATCTGAATTGACTTGTCGACTGATTTGATGCTGTTGCCAAGTGATGGCGAAAGCAAGTTCAGCGTTTTCGTTTACCCAATCCCGCTCTGCTTTCCACGATTCGTGCATCAGGTGGTCAGCAAGTTCTGAATCATCGCCAGCCGCTTGATACCGTTCGTGCAGGCGGTCAAGATGGTCGACGTCAAGCCGCATCATCTCGCGTAGTTCTGAATCGCCCCAATTTGACTCGTTTACGATCTGGGCCAGTGACTTTAATTCGGTTCGTTTGTTCATCGTTTTCCCTTTCTTAATGTTGCTGATAAGGACTACATTACACTAGATCGGCTCTGTGTAATACCCCAATCTAGCCTTTTTCAGAAAATAATCAAAATCGCTGAAAACTAGGTAATTCATTGCAATTACCTAGCCCCCGCCACATCCCTGCATTTGCCCTGTAGCGAACCGGACCCGATCCAGTGCATGATTTGCCGACAGTCCAGCAATACGCCAGCAGGCGTAAGCTGTGGCGATCTGATCAGAATTCCAGAGCGATCGGCTTGGGCTGCCAAGAGAATCCACCAAACGATTCTTGGTAATACATCAAGATCGGCTTGTCCGCATCAGTCGGCTTGCCGCCTGATCTGACCGACTTGATTTTGCAAACGTGCATCTCCATCCGGTTTGCCAGTTCCTCGTTCTGAACCTGCCTGTGCATCATGACAAGTGAATCACTTCGGTTGCACCACATCACGCCCATTTCTAAATGACTGGAAAGCGGGACGGCAATCCCTTGTTTTATCTCGCGCCTTGCCGCGTCGGTCGATGCGTGCATCGTGACAATCAGCTTTGCCTCTTGCTTGTTGATCCAGTCCCGCATCCGGCCAGCGTTATCGTAATGCTCTTTGTATCCGCCGTGTTTAAGTGACGAATAAGGGTCGATCAGAAAACCGTTGAACGCCCAATGCTTTTTGATCCAAGACGCTTCTTCCAAAAGTTCTTCGAGACTTGGAAAGCCTTCGTTTTTCATGAATACAAAATGCTCATCAATCCATCGGATTGCCTCAGCTCGTTGAACTGGTGTCTGTTCGTGGACCGGCAATTCATGGAACCATTCGATCAGTAGAACCTTTGTTTCAATGTTGTTATTCTCGCTTGAGTAAATCAGCCATTTCGGTTTCAATGGAAGCAACATTGACCAGCTAAACATCAGCCACAAAGTGCCGACCGTTTTTCCAACATTGGCAAGTCCGCCAACGATTAACAAGTCGGGTCCCTTGTAGAGCAAGTGGTCATCTAGTTGCCTGATCCCTGTTTTGATTTGGCGAGATTTTCGATTATTAAAATACGGATGCAGATCCTCAATTGTAATTTTGTCAACGGTCATTTTGATTCATTCCTTTCAAAAAAAAACGGCTTGGCACTGACGCAAATGTCAGCACCAAACCCGTGATTGCGTTTGTAGCTGCTAGAACGGTGAACCGTCTCGCTGGCCTGAAATCGCGACTGGACTTCCCTTAGTCTTATCGTCGCTTGACGATTCATATTGATTGAGGTCTGCGTATGGCCTGCCGCTTCGCCCTAGTTTTATTTCAATTTTTACTCGACCTTTCTTTTGATAAGTCTCAAGGAATTGAATGAATTGCTTCACGTCAATACCTACGTTGCACACTACGAAATCCGGTTTCTTTTCATGGATTTCAGGATAGAAACCCTTAGCAAAAATCTTATCATCAGCCATTCGTGTTCTCCTTCAGGAAATTAGTTAATCGGTCCACCTCATCGGCAAACCTGTTTAGGTTTCGCAGAACCTTGTTTTGCTTTTCTTCGTCCCTTTCTATACGAACTTGAAACGGTCTAAGCTCCTCGGCTGGATGGTATGCGTAGAAGTCACACCAATCCCGCCCAGTCACCAACAACTGACCGTAGATTTGCTGGATGTATCGCGTTGGCAATTTGCCATCTTTCTGGAACTTCAACAACGTCTTTGGCTGCGGACATTTGATTTCCAGAATCCCATCTTCGCCAACCATACGGTCAGGCGATACGCCGAACCTGCGACGGTCATCGAAATAACAGAAACCAACCTCACGCACGTCCTCGCTAGAATCCATGGAATAACATAACGCAGCCTCATCCTCATAATCAATCCCATGTTGCATTGCCGGATTGATATGGGTCTCGACCCGCTTACCAGTAATCCTTTCGGTTGCCAGTTCAATTCCGTACTCAGCTCGTTGAGCTGATATCTCGAATTTGCTCGTCATGACTTTGGAGAATCCGCTTGCCGTGGCAATGCCAAGACGACAAGCAAACCACACCTCAGACCGTTGCTCGCAAACAATCTCAATCATTTGTCAGCTTTCTTTTTCAAGGCGTTGATCGCCTGTTGAAGTTTGGCAGGATCTGATTTTAAGTCGTCGCATTTTTTGATTGAAAATGCTTTGAAAAACTTGTCACTATCGAAATCCTTCTTGTCGAAAAGCACACTAAATTCGTCAAACAGTTTCGCCGGTTCAGCAAGCGGTTGGCGGTGGCTTTCGCCATCGTCATCTTCTTGAGCAATACCAAGGATTGAAGCCAGTGAATATCTGCGAGCGTAGGTAATGGCTGATCCTATCTGTTGCGGGTCCAACTTGGTTGGCGTTAAAAGCAATTTGCTTTTGAGCCATTCCCCGCTTTCGTGGATTACCATCGTTTCAACTCCCGCCATGATCGTGCCTTCAACCATTTCAGTCATCGGCGACTGAGTGACAGCAAGCCCGTTATTAGCAAGCGGTTTGCTTGCCACGTCCAGACATTCAGACAGGTCCGCATACTTGGATTTGAAATAAGGATTAGCTGAGGATTTCTTTGCCCCTCCCATCTGGGATTGTGCCGCAACCAATGCGGCTGCTAGATTGGCAATTGATTCAGATTGAGTAGTAGTCATGAGGTTCCTTTCATGGAATTCAGAAATTGCAAAAACATCTTTGAGTATTTGAGCCAAGGAATAATCTACCAAAGGCTGTATGATTTTAAACCGCCGAGAGGGATTGATTCCTTTTCGATAACCAGAATTGGATCGGTTGAGCGAATCGAAGCCTACCGCAAGCGGTTAGAATTAGGTTATGAATTGTTTGCCTCGACCGATGTTGATGAAGCCTTGGCAATTGAAAAATCAATTGCTGACCAGAAGCAGTTCGATGCTGATATGGACCAATCATTTTTCCCCAATCGTAAAGGCAGACGCATCAGATGAAGCGTAAAAAAAAAGTAGTAGAAATCGTCGTCCCCGTTCCGATGCCAACGTGGAATCGAATCTTGTCAATGACCCGATTCAGCAGAATGAAGTTGCGACATTTAATTCACCAACTCATCTGGAAATCATCCATCACCGCAAACGGCCAACCGATCCCGATGGTTGTTCCGCCAAAGCAGCAATCGATGGAATCGTTGCTGCTGGAATACTTCCAGATGATTCGGCCAAGTGGATTGAATCGATCAAAATTACAGTCATACAAAGCGTCGTTGAAAAAACAATTTTTCGGTTCACGGAAGTCTAGCGATGGCAAAAAACGAAAAGCATAGTTGTCGAGTTTGCTCAGTCAACTACACGATCCAGCCGAAGGAAAAGCTCGGCCTTGCTGACGGATGCTTCGGAACTTGTGACAACAATCGGGAGCTGATTGAGTTTGAGAAATCTCAAACGAAGGATCAACTATTCCGCACCATTATCCACGAATTGCTCCACGCTGTCTGCCACCAAACGAGCCTTGCCCTTGCTGACGAGGAATTAACGGTCAGTCAAATCACCGCTGGCATCTTCTCCATCGTCGAGGATCCCAGAAATAAACCCGTCATCAACTGGCTCATATCCCTCAGGCAAACCGCTGACCCAGATTCGAATAAGTAATTTGTGAAGTTGTTTGACGTCTGGACTCCAGTCATCCCTGACCATTTCAGCGGCCTTGACGATAGCCGCAATCAGCATCCGTTCCTGTTCTTCGTTCATGTCAATCCTTTCAAAAAGTGTAGGCAAGGTAAATTTCGGCCAGTCCCAATAGCATAGTTGCGAGTGAGATAAGGCCGAAGCAGAAAAACGTCAGGTAGCTTGGAAGTTCTTTGATCTTCATTTCTTTGTCCGTTCGTTAAAGTGAATTTCCGCATGGCAGTTTTTACAGACCACCTTGCACTTTTTAATCTCGTCCAGCATCCTCTGGCGAGAGTATCCGCCGTGGACCATTTCGGATATGCCCATCGACTTTTCATCTTGGTGATGAAAGTCTAGACAGTAGTACCGATCCTCTCCGCAGCTTTCGCAGCTCACCACCTTTTTAAATTCGATAATCCATTCCCTTGATCTTTGGATCCTAGCCTTTCGCAGGCTGGTTTCCTTTTTCTGATTCGACTTTTTTGAGCGGTACTTCTGCACTGCAATCCGATTCGCTTCTTGGTCTTTTGACATGATTTCTTTCTGTTGAAAAACCGGCTAACCTTTTCGATTGCTGCTACGCCGGAAGGTCACAGCAGTTAATTGAGTTACGCACTAATTGCAAGAGCTTCTGCCTGTTTCACGAGGCTGTCCGAACTGGCTGCGATCACCCGATCGTAGTCGGTCGATCCTTTAGCCCGTGACTTGTCATGTTGTACGAATCCCTGCACGCCATTGAATGCTTCCCACGCTGAAACCATCCAGTCTGATCCAATTTCAGGACGTCCAGTTGCCCATCGTTCCTTTTGGATTCGCGTGAATATTTTGGCAATCTTCTTTTCTGCCCTTCCTTTTGTGATGGCAGAGTCTTGCTCATTCACTGGAATCAACTTACTGATAAATTCAGTCAATTGCACCTTACGGGATTCCATCCCGCGTACCGCTTCGACGATTGAATCCCAACGGTTCCGCAAAGTTGCAAAGTCAGCTATCAGGCCGTCCATATTTGCCCTCAGGTTCGAGTCGTGTCGGATCATAATCGATGTGGACTCAACCGATCTTAGTTCCATCATATTTCGGCAAGCGTCACGATACATACCCATCTGGACCCGATAACCACCGTTGCCGTACCGACCAGCAATTGAGAATCGCGGAAAGATATTGTCAGAACTTCCGAAGATTGATTGCCTGAATTTCTTGGTAGGCTGTAATGATATGTGGTGACCATCGCGGAACGTTCCGCTTATCTGAATCTCATCGTTAAATGCAGTCGCTCCCGCTTCGGCCAATGTGATAACATCGCTCGTCTGATGAGGTACATAAGATCCGCGAACGGATCTCGATGAACAGTACTCACCGTTGTCATCTCGCCAGAGTCCGTATTCTGGCGAACGCAATCCATCCGGTCCATTTAGTGGCAGCTTCAAAACTTGGAATGGAAACATTTCGTGAAGTGTATCGCTGATCTTTTCTGTTGTCGTGATAGTCATAGTCTGGTTCCTTTTCGTCGTTAAAAAAAGCGGAGCCAATCCCGCTGGAAGGCTGAATCTGTCAGTCAAACCAATTCGAGCGAATGCTCTTTTGCCATTTTTCTCAGCAAAGCATTCTGCCCATCAGTCCCAATGTTGAATCGATGTCGACCGCCTTCGCCAGTGCCAAATTCGGTCATCTCGAAACTAGTTAAAAACCAATCCTTGGAGCCACGGACTATCGTGGCCACATTTCCATCGCGTGAATACTTATATTGGCCCGCCACCGCTTCGCTCGATTCGATGCGGAGTGTTACGCCTGATCGATGATTCTTCGGCAACTCCATTGCCTCCAATTTTGATTCGGCCCATTCGCCAAGACACCGCACATCATCACGATCAAAGGTGTGGGCTGTTTTGCGACCGTTTGTGTCATCGACTAACTTGAGGATCTTAGGATCTGTGATTTTGATTTTCATCGTTTTCCCTTTCAAAAAAAAGCGGAGCCAATCCCGCGTTATGGCCGTTGGTTGTTTTGCTTCACCCAACTACACAAACACCATTATGAACTAGGCCGATTTTGTGATGATCGCGATTGTGCCAGTCGGTAACAACTGGAACGAATCGACCTTCCTCATTCACGGCAATGACCCAGTCCATTTCCTCTATTTCATCTCCGGCCACTTTGCGAAGTTTTTTTTCTGCGTTTTCAGGTGTTGCGTAACTGCTCGCGTCGTTAAACAATCTCATCGTTTTCCCTTTCGATTAATAAATTTGATATACCTATCATTACACTGTATCGGCTACGTGTAAACCCCATCTTTACCGCGTTCACAAAAATAATCGTCATTTGCAGTTTTAGCCAACTATACATTGGCGGATCGTCAGAAAGTTTTCTGATTTTTTTTTGCCCCAGACAAGAAAAGGGACAAGTTTGTCCCTCAATCTGTCCAGCTTTTACAGCATAAGGCGATGCCTAGCAGATAGTTCGGACAGGGTAACCGACAACCTTGTCGGTTTATCTGTCGGACAAGAAAAGAAAAAAGCCCGAACGGATCGGGCTTGGCAGATAGTCAGCGGATCAATCAAGCTGACTTGGTTTGGCCATAATGGAGGATGTCCAAAAGAAAATCCTGATTGTCATCACAGTGGCCGAGCTGCACCAAAGCGTCACCATTTGCAACGTCGGAATATTCTCCGACCGTTCCCAATCCGGTCAGCCAATACGTCGTGCCTTTAGTCAAAGCAACTCCGAAATCAATGATCGTCCCTTCGTTGGCCACATAGGCAACGTACTTGTCAGCTTCAGAGATCGTGATTGTAATTCCGACAACCGTATTCTTTTCTGTGTCAGCTGGATCTGCGTCAGCTTTGTAATACTTGCCATCTGACGCCTTCCGGTAAATCGGCACAATCATTCCAAGAGCTTCGCCCGCCTGTCGGCTTAACGGTCTTTCAGAAGTTTTGACGATGACTTGAGTTCCGACGGGAATTGTAATATTTGCCATGTGT